TACAAGGACTACCCGGCCATCATCCAGCGGGCGGGTCTGAGCCGGATGAAGGAGGTGTGACCCCGATGTGGCATATTCTCGTAGAATACTGGGCCCAATGGGTCTGCACCCTGATCGGCGCGGGCATCCTCGCGGCACTGCCGAAGATCAAGGCCCTCTGGAACGCGGTATTGGCACTGCTGCACGACCGCATCTACAGCGAATGTTACCGATTCATTGAGCTGGGATACGTCACGCAGGACGGACTGCGGAATCTGGGCTACCTGTACAAGACCTATCATGTGATGGGCGGAAACGGCACCGGAACAGAATTGTACAACCGCGCCAAGGCGTTACCCATCCACACCGTATAACGGAGGATTTCAAAATGGACAAGAAAGTATCGACGGCGACCATCGTGCGGACCATCTGTCTGGCGCTGGCGCTTATCAATCAGCTGCTCAGCGCGGGCGGCCACAGCGTGATCCCCATCGACAACGAAACGATCAATCAGCTCGTGACGACGATCATCACGGTGGTTGTGGCCCTCGTGAACTGGTGGGAGAACAACTCCTTCACGCCGGAAGCCATCCGAGCGGACGAGTTGCTTGACCAGATGCAGGGGAAGAGCAGCAAGTAAAATTTCAAAATGGAAGAAAACACCCTGTCAGACTGATATTTCCGATGAACAGTTCGGAAAGAAGCGCAGTTTTGACAGGGTGTTTTCTTTTTTGAGTGAGTATGGTATAATTTAGGGCGTTCGGGCAGAAATGCAACAAGAGTGCATGACTGGATGCCGGATGAATGGGACTTGATAAATGAATAGGGGCAACATCCTACGTTGCAGAAAAATTTAGGGAACGCAACCGAGCAGCAGATGGACTTGACGAGACAAAAAACGGACTGATATTGAGCGTGCAAAACGAACGTATTTTCGCGATGGTACGATGAGTTTTTGATGGAAAAGTGTCTCGCTAATACGATCAGCATCTGATTGTTTCATAGGCTTCTGAAGGAGCTGTCCTTTTTAAGAGGATGGCTCCTTTTTTGTAGGACTCCATGCGAAGAAAGGAAAAACGATGAACATTACAGTTTATCTTGGGGCAAACGAGGGAACGGACCCGGCACTGAAAACGGCGGTGCAGGAACTGGGCAAATGGATCGGGGAGAGCGGAAACGCGCTGATCTATGGCGGCTCCCGCTGCGGCCTGATGGGGGTGCTGGCCGACAGTGTCCTCGCAGCGGGCGGCGAGGTGACCGGCGTGGAGCCGGAATTCTTCGTGAAGGGGGAGCTGCAGCACGACGGCCTGACCGATTTGATCGTCACGAAGGACATGACGGAGCGCAAGACGAAGATGATCGAGCTGGGGGATGCTTTCATTGCGTTCCCCGGCGGCACCGGGACACTGGAAGAGATCGCGGAGGTGATGTCCAAGGTGTCGCTCAAGCACTTGGAAGCCCCCTGTATCCTGTACGATCTGGACGGCTACTATACCGGGCTGCGGATGCTGCTGGATCATATGATCGAGCTGGGCCTGTCCTCTAAGGAACGGCAGGAGGGCATCTGTTTTGCAAAAGATCTGCCGGAGATCCAGAAGATCCTGCAAAGCAGTTTGTAAAATCCTATGTTCGGAAAAGAACGTAATAACGATTGAAACTTTAAAAATAAAACAAAGAGTAAATCGAGAGGAGACTGAAACCGGGCTGGATTTAGAAAGCTCAACAATCTGCAAAAACGGCAAAAATACAATTTGTATACAGCAGAATGCGTCAAACATCGCGATGCGGCGGTTTAAAAAATCCCTCGAAGGAAGGATCGTGGTGTGGTATAATAAAGAGGATAAAGGAGAGTGGACCATTTGGAACTGGAGCAAGCAAAAAAGCGCGTGGAAGAGCTGCGCACCGTGATCGAAAAGAACAACCGATTATACTACGATCAGGACGCCCCTGAACTGGAGGATTTTGAATACGATGCCCTGACGCGGGAGCTGAAGGAACTGGAAGCGCAGTTCCCGGAGTTGGTCACGCCAACTTCGCCGACCCAGCACGTCGGCGGCACCCCTAGCGGA